GTTAAAAGTAAAAGTATTCGCGGTATTCCTAAATTAACTGATGCGAATTGGGCTGGAACTGAAAAATCTAAAGATTGTATTATTATATTTTGCGAAGGTGATTCAGCTAAGGCAGGAATTATTTCAGGATTATCATCTGATGATCGTAACACGATTGGTGTATATCCTATGAAGGGTAAGATATTAAATGTTCGCGGTGAAAATATAAAAAAAATTTCTGAAAATAAGGAGATCACTGAAATTAAAAAGATATTAGGTTTAGAAACAAATAAAAAATATGAGACTATGGAAGATGTTTACAAAAATTTACGCTACGGAAAAGTGTTATTTATGACTGATCAGGATTTAGATGGTAGTCACATTAAGGGATTGGGTATTAATTTGTTTCAATCTGAATGGCCTACGCTTGCAAATATTCCTGAGTTTATTGGTTTTATGAACACACCTATATTGAAAGCAAAAAAAGGGAGTGTAGAGTTAGATTTCTATAATGATGGAGAGTATAATGAATGGAAGGAAGAAAATGATAGTAAAGGATGGAAGATTAAATATTATAAAGGTTTAGGAACTAGCACTGGAAAAGAGTTTCGTGAATATTTTGAGAAAAAGAAATTCGTTGGGTTCCAGCATTCTGAAAAATCTGATGATGCCATAGATATGGTTTTCAATAAAAAAAGAGCAGATGATAGGAAGGAGTGGCTTAAATATTATGATAGAGATGCTTATCTAGATACTTCTAAACAAAGTGTATCATATGAAGAATTTATTAATAGAGAATTAATCCATTTCTCAAAATATGATTGCGATAGAAGTATTCCTAATTTAATGGATGGACTTAAGATTTCATTGCGTAAAATTTTGTTTTCAGCATTTAAGAAAAATTTAACAAGTGAAATTAAGGTTGCACAATTCTCAGGCTATGTATCAGAGCATTCAGGATATCATCATGGTGAAGCCAGTTTAAATGCAGCTATTGTTGGAATGGCGCAAAATTTTGTTGGTTCAAACAATATTAATTTGTTTATGCCTAATGGACAATTTGGCACTCGATTACAAGGTGGAAAAGATAGTGCTTCTGAAAGATATATATTCACACAATTAAATAAAATTACTAGAAGTGTATTTCCTTCTGCAGACGACAATGTTCTAGAATATTTAAATGACGATGGTGTATTGGTTGAACCAATTTATTATGCGCCAATTATTCCCATGGTTTTAATCAATGGATCAAAAGGAATTGGAACAGGTTTTAGCACAGATATTATGTGTTATAATCCTTTAGAAATTATTGATTATCTAAAAAGCAAATTAGTAAATATAACAGAGGATTTTGAATTTATACCATATTATGAAGGATTTAAAGGACAAATTAACAAAATAAGTGATGGTAAGTTCTTGGTAAAAGGTGTATATGAGAAATTGTCATCTGATAAAATTCGTGTAACTGAATTACCTGTCGGCTATTGGACTGAAGATTTTAAAGAATTACTAGAAGAGTTAATTGAACCTATTAGTTCTGGAAAAGATGGAAAGAAAATTCCTGCGACAATTAAAGATTATGATGATATGAGTAAAGATACCAACGTTGATTTTACTATTACATTTGCAAAAGGTAAGTTAGAAGAGTTGGAAACTAATAAAGGAGACTATGGTTGTAATGGTCTTGAAAGGCTTTTAAAATTATACACTACAAACTCTACTAGTAATATGCATTTGTTTGATGCAAATGATTCACTTCATAAATATGAAAAAGTGTCTGATATTATTGATGCATATTATGAAGTAAGATTACAATTATATCAAACTAGAAAAGATTACTTGATTGACGCTTTAGAGAGGGAACTAGTTTTATTATCTAACAAAGCAAAATATATTCAAGAGAATTTGGATGGAACAGTTGATTTGAGGAAAAAGAAAAAGGAACAAGTTGTTGCAATGTTGGAAGAAAAGGGATATGATAAAATTGATGGAGATGAAGAATATAAATATCTTATTAAGATGCCTATGGATTCGGTAACTGAAGAAAATATAGAACGATTATTAAAGGAAAAAGGTTGCAAAGAATCTGAATTAGAAACAATTAAGAAAACTACTATTAATAAAATGTGGTTATCTGAGCTAGAAGTTCTTAAAGATAATTATATGGAATACAAAGAAGAGAGAACAAGATTGATGAATGGTGAGGAAAATAGTAAAAAGAAAAAGATTGTATCAAAAGGTGCTTCTATTACACCTTTTCTCATTTAAAACGCCCATTTTCACAAGTTATGAAATGAATTCGCCTATAAATAATTCTTCTTTATTTTTCGTGTCTTGTTTTTCTTGGATATATATTTTTCTGGTCTTTCGTAAGCACCCTTAATTATGTTCCTGTATTTTTCCTTTGGAATATTCCTTATTGTTTTTGTTATATTTTCCTTCAATTCTGCGTGTGTTAATCCGTCTAACTTTTGTAATCGTGATTTCAACATACTAAAATAATTTTCAATAGAATTTGTAAAATGTTGATATGGAACTGCATATAATAAATGATTATCTTTGTTTATTACTTCTTTTACCTTTGGATTTCTATGACTACTTGCATTATCTAAAATTATTAATTTATTCTTGAATTTATTTGTTATATTTGTTTCTAAAAACTCTACCATTCTATCAGCATTTATTCCACTTTTTTCATATAAATCCCAACCAACAACACCATTTACCGAAATAGCAAATATTCCAGTATATTTTTTGAATACTTCTTGCGATTGTGTTTTTATTACACATCTTTTTCCTTTTTCACTATAACAATGGTTTCTTTTTTGTAATGATTTTACACTTGTTTCGTCTATACAAATAATATCCTCTATTTTGTATTTTTTGACTTCATCGTAAAACTCTTTTATACTTTTATTTATATCAATATCCTTCCCAAAACGCTTTACTGGTTCGTGTCTTATTCTCGTCATTTTCAAAGTAATATTATTGTCGTGTATAATGCGACTTATATGAGATTTATTCAAATCCAACTTAGGATATTTATTTTTCAGTAAATATAATAAATCTTCAATCGTGATCGTTTTATTTTTCTTGATTTCTTGTAATAAAAAATCTACATGTTCTTTATGCACTTTATACGCTTTTGGCGTTCTTTCATATCCAGTAATTTTCCCATCTTTTTTGTATTTTTCTACCCAACGCATCAAACTTCGTCTTGAACATTTGAATATTTTACATACTTCTTCTTGCGATTTATCCTCCACTAAATAATATTGCACAGCAGTTTCTTTGTAATCACTACTCTTTTTGTGAGGCATATATAATATTTATAAAATATGTAAATAATTAATTGTTTATAATAATATAATGTATAAATTATTTAGTATATTAAACTATTCATTTATAAAAAATTATGTAGTTCCTTTTTTTTGGGGGGGGCAAAAATAACTCCACTTAAATTAAACGATGATAATGATGTAAAAACTAAAAGAATAAAGGTAGAAAGTGATTTTTATATATTGACACAAAATATTCGTAATTCTCAAATATTAACTAATGATAATATAGATTTTATTGAAAAATTAGAGAGAGACAAATTAATTGAACTTATAAAACTTTATAATTTGATTATAATAAATTTAACTGATTTTATAAAAAAATATTTAGATTAATTAAATAATATAAAAATATTTCTACTCTATATACAATTTAAAATGGATATTGATGAAATACTCCTCAAATATAAACAATTAGAAGAGGAAAATAAAGAGTTAAAAGAAAAATTAAAAAAATATACAGCACCAAAAAGAAGCAAAAATTATTATGAAAACCATAAAGAAGAAGTAATCAAAAAAGTTAAAGAATATAGAGAAAAAACAAATTATCATTATGAAGTTTCACCTGATAAAAAAAAAGAATACGCAAGAACAGCATATTTAAATAAAAAAGAAAAATTAAAGAAGCAACAAGAAAATCCTGAAAATGAAATTATTTAGTAAATTATATAATTTATTGCGTTAAAAATTATATAAATAAATATTTGTATAGTATATAAAATGAAAGTTAAGAAAAAGAAAAAGGAGGAATTCAAAGAGTTTAGGAATAATGAAAAATCCGCCTATAAAACTTTCAAAATACCTTTGAAAACGATTTTACTTAATCGTGATGTAACACAACCAGTTATAGATCATTTGGTTTTTGAAATGAACGACTTGGTTATTCATACTTACCAATTTATTCGGTTGTTTGTTTTGCACCAATACACAAATAATAATCCGTTGTCTGAATTAGACGACACATTCATTTTATATTGTATCAAAACATTAGGTTCAAGAGATAATAGAGGAAAGAAAGGAAAGGATACAGAACTTTTGGAAACATTAGAACAATTCTACAAAACCGAATACCAACCTTTATTGAACCATGTAAAAACTAATTTGAAAAATACTACTTTTTTACTGCCTTATTTAGCAACGCAAATACATACTTCTTTATCCAACAATACACAAGAGCATTTTATCCAACACCTTTTGCGATTTATTAACAAAACCACAAATGAAATAACCGAAGATAAAGCAACATTATTTCAATTCAAAAAGAACCTTATGGAATTAACTGAAACAAATGAAATATTTAATGAATGGAAAGAAACGCATTTACCTAACATATTACCTACTGAAATCAAAAAATCAATACACTATGATGTCAAAGTAAAACCATTTGATTATTTGAAAGGAATGTTGTATATGAATTCTGTATTGGAAAAACAAGAAAGTAAATTATTCCAACCATTACCATTACGAAACAATATTATTCCAAAACATATTATTATTGATACAGCAAGTTTGATAAACCTATTTTGCCCTGAAAAAGACAAAGATGGTAATAAAGTGAAAAAGGGAGAATTATTAAGTAATGTAAAAAACAATCAAAATGAAGTATGGTGCAACTTTTTGGATATGAAAAATAAAATATTCAAGAATAAATATTATCAGTTTCATAACCAAATACAAACTGACGGCGTTTCGTGTTGCTTATTATTTATTAGAAAAGATTTGAAAGATAAAAAATGGGGTTCACGAGTTCCTATTTTACAAGAACAAGATTTCTACAATATTGAGGATTTATCCAAAGAACAATTAGACACTTTGAAAGACAGAAATATTGTTGGATGTGATCCAGGAAAACGCAGTTTGGTTTATATGATGGATAAAAATGGGAACAAACTACAATACACAGCACCGCAAAGGAAACGAGAAAGTAAAGCAAAAACAAACCAAAGGATTTTATTGGAGGAAAGAAAACGAAATGGAATTATTGAAAAAGAAACCATATTATCATTTCAAAATAGTAAATCAGTTGATTATGAAAACTTCAAAATATATTTGGTTGAAAAAGATAAATTAAACAAAGAAACAACTGAGTTTTACAAACGAGATACCTGGAGAAAAATGAAGTTTCGGCAATATAGTTATGGTAAGAAAAACATTGATACATTCTTAAATAAAATAAAAGAAACATTTGGCGAAAATATCCTAATTGGTTATGGAAATTGGAGTAGGTCAACACAAATGAAACATTTTATGCCTACGATGAATAAAGGATTAAGAAAATTAATTCATAAGAAATATGATACAATAACTATAAATGAATGTAATACAAGTAAAAAGTGTTGTGATTGTAATAAGGATTTGGAATATTACAAAGATAAGGAAGGAAAGAAAGTGTTTCGTCTGTTAATCTGTTCTAACTGCGTGAGTTGCGAAAACAAAAAAATCGTATTTAGAACAAGAGATGCAAACTCTTCAATAAACATAATGAAATTAACGAGTTGTTGGATAGAGAAACAAGAACGACCATTATGTTTCCACATTTCGTCTTTCACATCTTCAAGTAAAAACACGGAAGATGAAAAAGTAAGACCATCGTAGGTGAAATTCCTACTATTGATTTTACATTTTTTCTTATTTTTTTAGCGTCTATAATGGGCGTTTTAAATGAGAAAAGGTGTAAAAAGGCTGTAAAGAAAGGATTAGTTTTAGCTGAAGAAGATTAAAACAATAGTTAAATAAAATAAATAAAAACATATAAAATTAAATAAAATTAAATAAAATTAAATTTAATTTTTAATCATCAATATTATTTTTAAGAACATCATCTACTTTAGAATGGTCAAATTTCTCTCCACAATCAATAAAATAAAATATATTTTTAAGATTATTTTTGTTGAACATTCTTTCAAAACTAGTTAAATAACACCATTCTTTATTCTTCAAAGCAAAATCTATTAATTCTTTTGTAGTTTTTTTTAAAAAGGGAATAGCGTTTTTATCATTTTTATGCCAACCACTATTACTTTGTGCCATTATATTCTCTCTAATTTGAATTATAACTTTTGTTTGTGGAAACAATTCTTTAAAATCTTTAATATAATTTATTCTACCTGCATCATATCTTATTTCTTTAAAGCCCCATATATTAGTTGCATCATTTTTTTTAAACATATTCACAATTGTCATTTTAATTAGATGAACGATTTGTGCGTAATTATATGAATTATACAAAGCTGGTTTTATATTTTGACTAATTATATCTTCATAACTTGCTGGTCTAAGGCGTCCTGGAATTTTTTGCGTAGAAGATTCTTTAATTCTTCTATAAAATTCTAGTAAACTATTAATAGCTCCTAAATTTTCACCGCAAATATTACTATTTGGCATGGTATTTAAAATTCTTTGCATACTTGTAGAACCAGAACGACCTGTTGCACATATCAAAACTATTTTATCATCCATTATAAATATTTAAATTTTAAAAAATTATAATGTTTTACGATTTTAAAACCAGGTCTTGAATTCCAATTGTCTATCAGTGTTATTTGACATGACTGGAGGAGCAATAGGAACCACTAATGTGCTTGCATCATCAATATATTTCATATAGCCTTGCGCTTCGCTATAAACTTGTTGAATACAATAATTTAATACAATTTTATTTAATTCTTTTACTTGCTGTGAAATATTGTGAGGTTGATTTGCTGCGTGTTGTAAGAATACACTTCTCATTATTATTTTAAGAGAATCACAATCTTGCGGTCCAATTAAATATTGACCATTTGATCTCTGGTAAACACCGGCTCTAATTCCGTTCTGAAGTATTTGAATATTTTGTTCAGAGAAAAAAGCTTGTGATAAAGAATTAGAAGTCCATAAGCCTTCAGTTGCATTCCTAAATGTTACACATTGATTAGCTGGTATTTTATCGTACATTTGAAATAATGCTGAAGTATTTGGGCTTTTAATATCTACACGTCCATTGTTTACTCTATTCATTTATAATACTCTAATAGAAAAAATTATATTTATTTAATTTATATGGCTACTTTTCAAAATATTGTTCTTTTTGTTGCTATTATAGTATTAATTATTGCTTTAGTAATTATAGGTATAGCTTTGTCATATGCTAAGGATACTACATGGCCTCCTATTACACCAGCGTGTCCAGATTATTGGTTAATGGATGGTTCTGGAAATAATGCAACTTGTAAAAATGTTAAAGATTTAGGAACTTGTCCTCCAAATAATGGACAAAAACACTTAACAATGAATTTCAATGTATCTCCATACACTGGTTCACAAGGCGCTTGTAACAAATACAATTGGGCTAATAAATGCGGCGTATCGTGGGATGGTATAACGTATGGTGTGACAAATCCTTGTCAAGCGTTAGCTTCATCTTCATCTTCATCTTAAATAAAACTTTTATAAAAATGTTATAAATATAAAATTTGTTATATTTATAATGAATAAAATTGATAAAATTAATAATATACAATCTGAATTAATTAAAAATATAAATAATTTACCCGAAGTTATAGTTGATTTAATAAAAGAATATATTCAAAAAGTTAGACTTGTATTTACAAATAGAGAGAATTACGATTTATATCATTCTTTGATTATAAATTCAATAAAAAATTACGATAATTACGTTAGAGATATGATTAGAAGAGATAATGAATTTGTCTTTAATAAAATTATTAGAGAGAAATATCAAAAATGGTGTGATATAAAAGAATACAGATATAAAAATATGGTATTTAAAAATTATTTTTATTTCATAATTAATTTTTGTATCGAAAATGAATCTGATAATTGTAGAAAAAAAATTAATATTTTTATAAAAGAACATGGATTAGATAAAAATCTACATAAAAAGAATGTTATTAAATATATAAAATGGAAGGATTAAATATAAATACAATTTTAAACAGAAATGATAAAGCGTGTTCTATAAAAGAAATACTACAAGATTTTGAATTAAATAAACATAATATACTAATTAAAAAAGGTATATATGTTTATGGAGATCCTGGAACTGGCAAAACTACATTTGTAACAAATATTCTAAAGGAATTAGATTATGATATTATTAAATATGATGCAGGTGATATTAGAAATACTTCTGTTATTGAAGATATTACAAAACATAATATGTCAGATAAAAATATTATGAGTTTATTTAATAAAAAAGTCCGTAAAATTGCTATCATTATGGATGAAATTGATGGAATGAATAATGGTGATAAGGGAGGTATTAATACATTAATTAAACTTATAAGACCTAAAAAAACTAAAAAACAAAAATTAGAAGAAGTGACTATAAATCCTATTATATGCATTGGAAATTATAGAGTTGATAAAAAAATTAAAGAGTTAATGAAAGTATGCAATACAATAGAATTAAAAACACCTACTACGTCTCAAATATCAAATATTATTAATTTATTACTACCTAATATTGATAATGTAATCCAGTCAAAAATTGCAATTTTTGTTCAAGGTGATTTAAGAAAACTCAACAATATTCAAATGCTTTATAATAATAAACCTGATTTATTTAATAATGAAAGCATTGAAAATATTCTTCAAATTAAATCGTATAGCGATGACACGAAAAAAATAACATATAAATTACTGAATAACCGTTATAAAATTAATGAACATAATTGTCTTATGAATGAAACAGATAGAACTAGTGTTGGTCTTTTGTGGCATGAGAATATTATTGATATTATTGATAAAATTGAAAAGAAACAATCTATACCTTTTTACATTGAACAATTGGAAAACATTTGTTTTGCCGATTATATTGATAGAATAACATTTCAAAAACAAATATGGCAATTTAATGAAATGAGTTCTTTAATTAAAACATTTAAAAATAATAAATTTTATCACGAACATTTTCAACAAAAAATAAAATGTAATGTAAATGAAGTTAGGTTTACAAAAGTATTAACAAAATATTCAACTGAATATAACAATTCTATCTTTATACAAAAATTATGTCAAAAGTTAGGAATGGATAAAAAAGATTTATTTGGTTTTTTTATTTATTTAAAAAATAACAGCGATGACAATGAAATTATTAATTTACTTGAAAATTATGAAATCGGTAAGCTTGATATTAATCGTATTTATAGATATATTGAAAAATATATAAAAGAAGATGCTACTGGAACGGCTGATAAAGAAATTGAAGAAGAAGAATTTGATGATGATTGTGATGAATGAATAGCGAGAAAAATCGTTTTTAAAATTCAAAATCAAAATCTTTGGTTAATCCACCAGCAAATATGTTATGTGACTTTATTCTATTATCTTGTAATAATATTAATTTTGTTATAAGAGATACATTTTCATTTTGCAATATATCTAATAACTTTTTATTTTCAAAATGCTTGTGTATTTTATATAATTCTTCTTGTTCTTCAGTTTCATTTATATGTATATATCTATTATCAAATCCATTATATTTGGAATTATTTTTCACTTTATTAAAAGTATTTGAATTCTCGTTTAAAATAATAAATTTATTTTTCTGAATATAGGTTAAAAATAATAGTAAAAAAAACTTCATATTTAAATATAGTATGATGTTTTTATATATTTTAATGTATTTATTTATAATTAATTAACAAAAATGGTTGAAGCTTCTGGTCGTTTTATTTCACTATTAAGCTCACACATTCTTACATCTCTCTTTTCCTCCCATCGCTTAATCAATTCAGAAGGCAATGTGCAATGCATATGTGTCATGTATCTATAAGGAGACGTAAAAAATAATGTTGTTGAACCATTTGCACTTTTACATTCACCTGTTGACAATCCAACCTTAAAGTATAAATCTTCATTAAGTGAACCAACTCTATGACTAAAAAAATCACCCGTTTCAGCATCTCTAATTCTATTACCGATATCACTACTCGTATAGAATTCTACTTTGGTTTTCTTTACTCGTCCATCTGCACGAGTAATCATTCTAAAAGTCTTGTTATATCCTCTGTCCAGTTTCATTGTTTCATCCAGCATAACTTTTTGTTCATTTATTACATCATAATTATTTTCATCAGCTGGGTCATGTTGGCCTTTGTAATACATTTTGCTATCGATATTATACTTATCTAAGATATCTTTAAGTGTATTTTTATATTAAGTGTTTATAATTTATGATATTAAAGATATAATTAAAAAAGTTGCCCTTGTTTAGAAGCCAATTTTTCTTGAACCTTTTCATTAATCAATTGTTTAATTTTGTTTTCCAAATATTGTATTTTATCTTTCAGTTGTCCATTTTCAATTGTCAACTGCTGTATCATAAAACTTTGTTCATTAATAGTATTTTGGGATACAGAAGGGGTTGACAACATTTGCAATTTATTTATTGTATCATTATATGAATTTTGTTTTTCAGTGTGTTCTTTAATCATTTGGGCTCTCTTTTCTCGTAAATCTTTTATTTGTTCTATAACATCTGGTTTGTTTTCAGGTTTACCAGGTTCATAATTTTCTAGTAATTTATCAATATCCTCCATAAAAAACTCTAATATTTCTGTCTCTTTAACTAAATCAGCAGGTGTTAATGTAGTTTCATGTATATTTGGATTTGGACCTTGATTTAGTAGTTCTTTTTTATCAAATGAATTATGATTATGTGAAAATACTAATATAGTTTTTGTTGATTCCAATTGAACAAATGGAATTGTATAATCTTTTAAAAATTGTCTTTCTTCTGCAACTGATGATTCTTCATTAAATCTAGTTTGTTTTAATAATTCTTTTCTAAAAGCAAACGTAGCAGCAGTTGCATGATTTTTTCCATAAGGTCCAAATTGTAACATTTTATTTATATGTTTAAAATGAATAAACATAGCACTTGAACCAGCACATAATGCCTTTGGATTATTTCTTAATGTTTCTACAGCATGGCTTATTCTATCAGGTGGATAATAATCATCGTCATCAATATATATAATTATATCTCCTATTGCTTTTTCATTTGTAAAATTTCTTTTTTTACCTAATGTTAACTTATTATCAAATTTAAAATATTTTACTTGTGGAATATGCGCAACTAAATCCTCTATTTTATCAGTTCCGTCATCTACTATAATCCATTCAATTTTATCCTTTGGATATGTTTGATGTTCAAAACATTTAATCATAATAGGTATAAATGGTCTCCTATTAAATGTTGGAGTACATAAAGTTACTAAAGGATACTTTGACAATTTATTCTTATTCTTTCCCATTAATGTAATTATTATATTTTTTTTAAGTATTATTTACGATATAAATTTTTGCCTAAATTTCTTAAATCTTTTGCGATATTTTCTTCTCTCTTTCCACCAAATAACATATTGTATAATAATCCGTGTTTTTCTGCAGCTTTTTCTTTTATATCATTACTACAAGTTTTTTTTGCTTGTTTATAACTTGACAATGGAGACAAATTTTCTTTACTAATTGGTTTAAAAATATCAATTGTTATTATTCCCCAATATATCAACATTACAGTTACTATAGAGAAAACACCAGGAATTGTTCCTAATTTTGAAAATGCACTTATTATAACAAAAAAACTAAAAATACCCATAATCAACACTTTATAATATTTGTATACATCTTGTATAATTGCTGCAACAGTTACACTTTTTCCATTCATTTCTGCTCGATAAGTTATACAAGAAAACATACACCAAGCCATAGATAAAAATGCTATTACTGAAAAAAATGGAAAAGCAAAGAAAAATAGAATAACAAATAAAATTACTAGCCATACAGCACACCAATAACTAAACCAATTTAATAGAGTTACTTCTTCCCATTTAGGATTACCTGTTCCGCTATCATTTGTGTTTGTTTTAAAAAACCATCCCATTCCTGCAAACCATAAATAAATTAAATATAGATGGTCTATTAAAAATATAATTGTTGTTAATATGCTTACTAATACTGGACCAAATATAACAATCAAAAATTCGGGTAATTCATTTAATAAATTTAAAATAAAATTAAAAGTTGAATAATTAAATTGGGTTATTGATTCCAAAATTGAAATAAAATAATTTGCTAAAAAGTTAGAACGTGGTTCTCCTTTATATTCACGAAACATATCTAGGATTTTATTTGATGAATTGAAATCATCATAAGGAAAATTTATTTTGTTCGACATTGGAGGGTCACTAAAAAGAGTATTAAAAATATTAATATTTATTGGTTGAATATTTGGTTTTATATTTTCATATGGAAAACATTTATTATTTGTAGGTAATATATTTGACTGACCTAATTTACAAGCATACAAAATTAATCCACCGCTTCCAAAATATACAGCTATTACAAGAAATAAAATAAATACATTAAATACAAAACTACCAACGTTAGAAAAATAATTTGAAGTTGATGAGGTTGATTGTATGTTTTTTTCATCAATAGCTGAAGTATCACTAGTATCTGACATTACTTATATTAAAATGATATAAAATATTTGTTTTTATATTTATTTACTAAAATGCCTAATTCAGTTAATATTTTTATATTAATTTATATTATATGGAAATATCTAAGAAGCAATATTATACATATTTTTTTGCGATGATTAGCTTTATTTTAGTTGTAGCAATATTTAAATGGGCAGACTATTTAACAACAAATAATTATATCGTTGAAAATTTTGCTACCAGTGTAAGAGAAATGTACGATGGTTCTACTAGTCATTCTGTCGATTTACCACTAACAACTAGATATAGTTGTAAAAATTTTTGTTCCCCAACTGCAAGATGCGCTATAACAGGGCAACAATGCTTTGCAGATATTGATTGTCCTGGCTGCCAACCTTATTCACCTCCTTTACCAAAAGATAAAGGTAATGTTCCAGGTGATAATGACGCAGGTAAATTAACATGGGGTGTTACGCCTCAATATTCATCTTTAACTAGTGGTTATGGAACGTTTCAAGCAATGTTTACTCCTAATCCATTTGCTAAACCAGATATGCCTAATTTTGGTGTAAATAGTTGGATGGCAGGCTTTAATGATGATATGGAATTATTTAATAGAAGATATAAACCTCCTCAGCTCCAATATATGCCCGATTATGCAAAAAGATATAGTTTATCAGGAGAATTTATAGACGATGGACCATTTGCTTCTAACGCAATACTTCCTCCTAATTAACTTTTATTAATAACTACTTCTTTTGCGATTTTCCTAATGATTTTATTTTCATTATCAAAATCTTCATTGCCTGAACCACCCATTGCTTCTATGATAATTTTATTGTATTGATCTGAATATGGCGAGGAACTTTTTATGCAATCAGGATGTTGTTCTTTAAATTCTGGTATTAAAACGTAATTTTTATTTGCGATACGTTTAATAGCTTTACGAAGTTTTTGTTTATTTTCATTTTCCTTTTCCCATTTATCTTCATCTTTAATATACATTACTTCTCTCTTTGAATCGCTACAATGAACTGGTCTCTTATGAACATCAAGAGCTTTCAAATTCTTTAAAATAATATTAGAAATACCTTCAACAAAACCTAATCTACCAAGGCTTTCTAAGTCTGATAATTGAAGTTTAACAGAATCTACAAAATCCATAATATTCATTGCATCTTTACAAGTTTCATTTAAAAATACATTCAAATTAAATGTTTTATTATTTGAATTATTATTACTATTCGTTATTGTTGTATTACTTGTTCCAGTTTTACACAACTCAATTACATGTTTTTGTAATTCTTGGTTTTGTTTTTGTGATTCATTATTCTGGCAAATAAGTTCTTGATTTTGTTTTACAACTTCTAATACAAGATTTGTCAGCATTTTAACATCTAATGCTTCAAATTCTTTGTAGTCTTCATCATTTTCTTTATTATATTTTTCAATTTTGCATACATGTTTATGTTTCCAAAGACCACTATGTGTAACAAATTGTTTAGAACATTCACAAGCAATTGTGGGGATTTTTTGCATTTCCGCGATTTCCAAAATATTTCCATTTTCATTTTTTAAATGTTTTGATGTGAGTTTATGTTTTTCATAATCTTTTTTGTTGCTTGTGTGATAGTCACAAAATTTACAGTTAAATTTTTTGGGGATTTTTGGGGATTTTTTTATTTCCATTTTCCTTAAATTATGGAAATAAAAAAATCCCCAAATTTTGTTTTATAAAAAAATAAAAAAAATTTATCGTAACAAAGTGAAAATTATTTTTTTTGTGACGAGACGTAAAAATTCAATTATGGTCACACAATTGAATTTTTGTTGGGTAAATATCTGAACTTTTCATTTTTGGACATTTTTTTTGTCCATTTTTGACTTTTCAAAAAAACTTTCACATCAAAAAAATGAAATTTTATACTACACGTGTAGGGAATTTTTTTTGCCCATTTTGTTCACTTTTATTTACAAAATGTAGTATTCGGTCTTTAAGTTATTCTTTAATTATATTATTCAAAAATACTTAAAGAAGTTAAGTTGCATATAGAAGTCCTGCATTTCCGCCAATAAATATAACCATATTCACTCTTTCTTCTATAACATATAAATTATAATTGTAATCATAAATACGCCATGTTGGTTTATTAATACCAACAATATCTCCTGTTGTAGGATCGCAAATTGTTAAAACTTGAGCATATGGATCAACTGGAGGACTAATAGTTGTAAATTCTAATTCGATATTTGTAAATCTACTCATGTTCATAGCGCCTGATGGTTGTATTACAAATGGGTCTGTATTTAAACAAAAATTATAACAATATAAACCTCGAGGAGCATTACCAGTTGTTCTAACATATTTTTCTACGTAATCATACACTCCGTAAGGTAATATATTCTCTCTATATTGTCCATCTAGTAATATTCCCATTGCTACTAATATATATTGAATATTTTGTGGATTATATACACCAGTTGTAAAAAGTCCACTTAATGTACCATCTGGATTTAATCCTGGACCCAATTGTGGTGGTCCAACTGGGTCTGGATTAGTTACATCTCCTGCAGTAGGTGCTGGTGAAACATCTTGTGGCATATAATTATAAGGCCAATTTGTATAGTTCGACCATTGGTTGCGCAAATTTACATCACTTCTTTGAAAATAAAACATCCAACTAATAACCATACCTATTGAATCTAAATAAATTCTATTTTGACCTGTAACATTGTAATAAGGTTTCTCATATACTTGTTTAAATATATATTTTTGTTCATTTTTGGCAAATACTTCTGCCTCATCATTAGAGAGAAAACAATATGTACAATTTAAATTTATATCGGCATTCCAATTTGTTCTTGTATCTACATAAGATATAGGCCCTAATGTTTCATCTGGAGGGGTTTGAAGAAATCTATAAAATTGCATATAAAATTGGTTAAAATTTGGTTGCACTACAGGAAAATTATTTGTATAATCCATCACATCACGTATAGTAAACCATTCACATACTGGTCTAAACGATACATTTATTTGAAGTTCATTATATTGCAAAGCAACTAGTGGAAATGCTTGAGTAGAAAGCAAACTAAACCACGAACCAAGCGGAATATATAATACGCGGCCCATTATAGAAGGTTGTGCGCCTGCTGGACTTGTAGTATAATAAGCATTTGGATAAGAATTAACTCGTGCCCCATAATTTGCTGGGTCATTTAATTCTGGTGATTGTCCAATCATTTCATTAAATAATGCGAGTTTCTGTGCATTAAAATCTCTTCTAGTAGAATTTAAAATATATTGACCTGTATAATTTTGCAATTGTTGATTTCCACAAGTAATTGTAATTCGACTTATGATTTGAGCACCTATATTTTCTATCCATTGAAATTCATATGGAGCCCAATCTGTATACCCAGTTGAACCATCGGGATTTGTATAAGCTTGAGGAGGAAATATCGGGCTCCATATATTAGGTAATTGAACGGAAATGTAACAGTCCATAAGTAAATCTGCATAACGCTTTACTTTGAACGTAAATGTTGATTCTGTAGTAAGATTTAGTGTAGGTGTTCCTTCATAATCTAGTCTGAAATTTTGCTTACCAAAATTGGTATACTTTTTATAAGCAGCTTTCCAAAAAGTTTTACTAGGATTACCATTTAAAATTACATTTTGTTGTCCTTGACTAACAAGATTCATAAGTCCGCCTGCCATATTAAGTATATAATATGCTAATTTTTTAATTCTTTATTTCGTGTAATATAATTATTTCTAAAAGAAAATAATAAAAATTAAAAATAATATAATATATTAGATATTATGTCAACTACAACAACCAATTATTTAAGCGCAATAAAAAATATGAACGAAGAATTTCAATCATATATTATTATTGCATTTATTTTTATAATTTTGGGAATATTTATAGGATATATGATTTACCTAACTAAATTGAGTTCTAGTGAAGTTAATTATATGAATAATTTATATTCAAGTGTTGATGGGAATATAAGGTCTATTAACAATAGTGATCCTGATTGTTCAGGTAATTTATATGATTATTATATTAAAACAGCGTATAATGCTTGTTCAGGAGGTTCGTATAAAAATGATTTCGTCGATATCGGCAATTTAAAAGCCATAATTAAACAAGGTGTAAGATGTCTTGATTTCGAAGTTTATTCAATGAATAATCAACCTGTAATAGCAACAAGCACAGTAAATGATTATTATGTAAAAGAAACATTTAATTCAGTAAGTTTTGCAAGTGTAATGGATACCGTTAAAAATTATGCTTTTTCTGGAGGAACTTGTCCTAATCCAACAGATCCATTAATCTTACATTTAAGAATTAAAAGTAATAATCAATCAATGTATTCAAATTTAGCAAATATACTAAAATCTTACGATTCTATAATGCTCGGTAAAGAATATAGTTATGAAAATTCTGGATTAAATTTAGGAAGTAAACCTTTATTATCATTTCAAAATAAAGTTATTTTAATTGTAGATAAAATTAATAATGCATTTTTAGAAAATCCAGACTTTTTAGAATACGTTAATTTAACTAGTAATTCAGCATTTATGAGAGCCTATGATTATTATAATGTAAAAAATAATCCAGATACACAAGAATTAACTGAATATAATAAAAGAAATATGACAATTGTATTACCAGATAGCGGAACTAATCCAGCTAATCCAAGTGGAGTATTATGTAGAAATTATGGGTGTCAAATGATTGCTATGCGTTATCAATTAGTAGATAATTTTTTGATAGAAAATGCATTATTTTTTGACAGTAGTAATTACGCGTTCACTTTAAAACCTGCTGATTTGAGATATCAACCTGTTACAATACCAGACCCTACACCGCAAAATCCTGCATATTCATATGCAACTCGTAATTCTTCAACTGACTATTATAGTTTTAATTATTAGTTTTTTTGTATTAAATATAATAATTAAATATAATATAATGAATACACATAATGTTGAATTAAATAAAATTAAACATGATATGCGAAATCTAAAAATATTGACAGATAAACAAATAGAAATAGTATTAGTTTCATCTGATAAAGATAATTATTAAATTATATAATGAAATTATTAGAATATGGAGTTCTTATTTTGACGCTGATAAATATTATTAAATTAATAAAAAAATAATTTAAATATTATATATAATATTTTATATATAATAATGGGTCAAAATCAGTCATATTATGCACAAAATCCAGTTAATTATAATTGCCCTGTTTGCATGAGCTCAGGTAATCTACCAAATATAGGTGGTAGGTTCTTTATAATTAACAAAACCGAATGTCAGTGCAATGGTTGTAACAGTATTTTTAACAAATCAAGATTTTATAAACCATATGTATTAAACTCTGAAAACGCAAAATTAGAACAACCAAATATCTAAATCAATATCATCAATCAAATATTTAAACTTAATTTTATCAGCTAGCAATTTATTAATTAAATCACGTTTGTAACATTTAAAACTTCTAATTTCTTTAATAAGATTATTAATTGTAAAACCTGGTGACCAATTATCACCACAAGTAATTGTAGAGCAACATAAACAATTAATGTTATGTATTTTTCTTAAATTTTCTGTAAAAGGTACAAATGAAATTTTTAAAAACTCATAGTAAGGTCTAAAATTAATTTGAATTTTTGGTGGTCTAAATGGATAATTTAAATCTATTATAATAGAATATATTAATCTATTTTTAGTATCTAATATAGTTAAAATAGTATTTATATCTTTATTATTTATATCATTTTCAATAGATATTAAGGAACAACTTTCTTCTAATTTTTCTAATTCTCTTATAATGCGTTTCTTAAGTGTTTGAGATATATTTTGTAATGTTAATAATTGTTCCTCAGATATTTTTTGTGTTATTGTCATTGTTTTAATTTTATATTTTATATAATTATATTAAATTTATATCCTTTTTAATATAATTATTCTAATTATTATATAAGAAGTATTATGAAAAAAAACGGTAATTGTAAAGACTTATCATTCGACGATTGTGAACTATCAATTCTTCGTATGGCTGTTGACAAAGCAGAAGAAAAAATAGGAAAGCGCATTGTTAATTCAGAAGACATAAAAAAAGTTATAAAAATAGTTGAAGATTTTATTAAACGTAAAAACCTAATTTGTTACGGTGGAACAGCCATTAATAATATATTACCTACTGAAGAACAATTTTATAATAAAGATGCAGAAATACCTGATTATGATTTTTTTACAACAAATGCTTTACAAGACGCTAAAGAGTTGGCAGATATATATTATCAAAATGGATTTACAGATGTTGAGGCAAAATCAGGTCAGCATCACGGAACATATAAAGTATTTGTAAATTACATTCCCATAGCAGATTTAACTTTATTACCTAAAGGAATTTATAATGCAATTAAAAAAGAATCTATAAGAGTAGCTGGAATATTATATACACCACCAAATTATTTAAGGATGGCAATGTTTTTAGAATTATCAAGACCAGCAGGTGATACTTCAAGATGGGAAAAGGTGTTGAAAAGATTGTTATTATTAAATAAAAATTATCCTATAACAGATTTAAATTGTAATAGTATAGACTTTCAGAGAGAAATGGAAAATAAAACAGATGAAGATAAAATATATGATAATGTTCGCAATACATTAATTAACCAAGGCGTTGTTTTCTTCGGAGGTTATGCTATCACACTATATTCTCAATATATGCCAAAACATTTAAGAAAAAAATTAGAAAAAATCGCTGATTTTGATGTTTTATCGAATGAACCAGAAAGTACAGCATCCATTGTAAAAGAACGTTTGAAAGATATTGGAATTAAAAATGTAAAAATTATAAAGAGAGAACCTGTTGGAGAAATAATTCCAGAGCATTATGAAATACGTTTGGGTAAAGACACTATAGTTTTTATTTATAAACCTATAGCGTGTCATAGTTATAACGTCCTTAATATATCTGGACAAAAAGTAAAAATAGCGACTATTGATACTATGTTGAGTTTTTACTTGGCATTTTTATACACCGATAGACCTTATTATAATCAATTCTTAGAGAGAATATTATGTATGTCTAAATTTCTTTTTGATGTTCAACAAAAAAATAGATTATCGCAAAAGGGATTATTAAGACGTTTTAGCATAACATGTTATGGTCATCAAGAAACTGTTGAAGAAATGCGTGCATATAAAGCAGAAAAATATAAAGAATTAAAACAAAAGGGTAATAAAGAAGAATTTCAAGAATGGTTTTTAAATTATAAACCAGATGATATTAAAAATAAGAAATTAAAGGAAAAAGAGGAAAAGGAAAAAAAGAAAAAAAGAAATAAAAAAACACAAAAAAATAAAAAGTTTGCAATTTATGGTGGAAAAACTAGGCGCAATATATAAAACTTATTATATTTTACATGTATCACCGTAACATTCGTCTAACTTATCTTGAAATGTAACCCTTTTCTCTTTATTAATGTAAAATTTGTATATAAAATAAAATATTATACCAGATAGAATTAAAACTCCAATATACATATACATTGTATAATCAGATGAAACGTTATCTAAAGTAATGGTATCGGAAATAATATCGTTTAATTCAGAAAAACCTCCCAATGAAAACTCAGGACTAGTAACATCAATTGTATCCATTTTTATAAATAAATATAAATACTTAATTATTTAAACTAATTTAGACCATTGAAGATTTACACCTTTCTATAACTTTGTAAGCGTAATTTCATTAAAATATATTTTTGTAAAACTTTAATAAAATATAATTTATTTCACTCTTCTTTTGGATATATTCCTTCAACTTTGATATATTAAGTTAATTTGCGGCAGAATTAATATTATTGAATAATTTTATAAAAATATTAATTTACAATAAAATATATTTATGATTAATAAAATGATTCTTTGAAGTAGTTTCAGTTAGTACACCATTGGCCCATACTCCAAATCGCTGATCATCATTTCCATTATTTTCCAAAATAAAATGGTAATAAGTATATAAATTTGTATTCTCCAATTTTATAAATTGTTCGGATACAGCAGACAATAATAAATATTTATCATCAATCATTTGTACTTCACCAGATATTTTATAATTTTCTTCTTTAAAACTACCTAAATCATCAACTAAAACAGAATGCCAACCCGTGACAATTAAATCTTCTAATATTCCATTTGTTTCATTTTTTTCCATTTTATACATACATTCACTAAATTTTTCTGG